GAGGTTGAGCTTGTAGCATCTACTGCTAAAGAACTTAAAGACGATTTAAAAAGCGATGTTCGTCAATTAGAAAAAGATTCCAGACACACAGAGTCACTTGTTGACTCAATAAAGAACAGCACAAGAGAAGAACTAAGATTGTTTGAGACTATGATTAAAGAATTAGAAGATAATCTACAATTAGAAATAGACAAGGCATTAAATAATCCATTAGGTAATATGTCAGCAAAGGTAAAATAATGACAACAGAAGTAGTAAAGAAACAAGGCAACAGACCAAGTAAATACAAACAGTCTATACTTGCAGATTTATTTGAAATGTTGGCTAGAGGTAAAACAATCAGAGAATGTTGCAAGGAGCTTGATGTATCTTGGACAACTCTTAGACAATGGATTAACAAAGATAAAAAATTAAACGATCAATACTTACAGGCAAAGCATGACAGCGTACTATATACGATTGAAGATTTAGATAAGCTATTAGAGGAAGCAAAGAAAGATCCAAAGTTAAATATGACTAAAGTCAAACTGCTAGAAATTATACAAAAAAATGTGCATTTTAAGGCTGGTAAATTAGCACCTAAAATTTATGGCACAGAAAAACAAACCATGTCAATACAAGATCAAAAGGGTAATGAGTTTAAAGTGGAGTGGAGCAAATGAAGATTGATGTAAAAACCATAGCACCATACATAGTCATTGTAGCATCTATGCTTATTACTTGGGGTATGTGGTCAGAAAGATTAGAAGCTGTCGAAAAGAAGGCAGATAAAATATCACAAATGCAACAAGACATAGCTGTGATAAAGGAAAAAATTATATGGATTGAAAGCTACCTAATTAATAAATGAAAATGTTTATTATATTTTGGTTATGTATTCAAAATCCATATACACCCCTAGATCAAACTTGTGCTGCACAAGTTTTATACGATCAAGCATACAATACAAAGGAGGAATGTAGAGCTGCGTCTGTGCAATTAGCGAACTCATTGATGACACAGAAGAATGTTTATGTAACAACATTTTGCACCTCAAAATATACTCCAGAAATATAAAGGAGGAAGATGTCTAAGATTTTAATAATCTCAGACCTTCACGAACCTTATAGCCATACAGATAGCCATGCTTTTTTAACAGCTATCAAAAAAAAATATAAACCTGACAGGGTAGTTAACATCGGTGACGAGTTGGATTATCATGCTTTGTCTTTCCATGACTCTGATCCTGATTTACCAAACGCATCTAAAGAATTAGAGTTAGGTTTATATAAGATCAAGATGCTAGAGAAGTTATTTCCAAAGATGGATTTACTTCATTCTAATCATGGATCTATGGTTTACAGGAAAAGAAAACATCATGGTTTTCCATCTCTCGCTGTGAAGGATTACGCTGATATTTTGTGTGTCGATAAACAAAATTGGCGATGGCATGATAAGTTAATTATCAAGGATCAATATGGTGAATACTATTTTTGCCATAACATGAATAAAGATCCAGTAAAGTCATCAATGTCCATAGGTATGAACTTTATCTCTGGGCATTATCACACAGAATTTCGCATTGGTTACTGGAGTTCACCTGAAAGTTTACGCTTTGGTATGACAGTAGGTTGTCTTATAGATAAAGACTCTCTTGCTTTTGCATACTCAAAAGTAAATATCAGGAGACCAGTATTAGGGTGTGGTATGATTATTAATGGTGTACCACAATTAATACCTATGACTTTAAAAAGAGGTAATAGGTGGATAGGACATTTATGAGTGACAAGATTAACCCACCATATTACATAGGAACTAAGATACAAGTAGCTGATTTTATTGGAGAATTTAAACTTAATTATTTTGAGGGTAATATCGTTAAATATGTAGTGAGAAATCGTCAGAAAAATGGTATAGAGGACTTAGAAAAGGCTAAGTGGTATTTGGAGAAACTTATAGAATGTACGAAGAAATCAAATCTGCAATAATTAAACACGAAGGTAAGGTAAATAAAATTTACAAAGATCATCTGGGCAACGCAACTTTTGGCGTTGGTCATTTGGTTTTAGAAACAGACGATCTAAAAGAAGGGATAGAATACGATGATGCAACAATTATGGAATACTTTGAACGAGACTTTAGACAAGCTACCGATGATGCACAAACTTTCATCAAAGGGGAAACTATTGATCCTCGTGCTTTTGGCTGTGTTATTAATATGGCTTTTCAGCTAGGATTACCTAGATTATCTAAATTTAAACGCTTTCAGTATCACCTTAACAAGTGTGAGTACGCAGAAGCTGCTGATGAAATGCTAGATTCTCTGTGGGCAAAACAAACACCGAACAGAGCTAACGAATTGGCAGAGATAATGAGGAGTATATAATGTTTCAAATGTTATTGAAACCTTTACTAGGTGTAGCTGGTGATGTTGTAAAATCAGTTGCAGATACAAAAAAAGCAAAAGCTGAACAGAAAGTTACAGAAATAAAAGCTAAAACAGAATTGCTGAACAAACAAATTAAAGGTGAAATAGCGTATGATTTAGAAGCAATAAAAGGCTCTAAGGACTCGTGGAAAGACGAGGCGTGGACTATATTGTTTATTATAATTATTGCCATGTGCTTCATTCCTCCATTACAACCTTACACAGAAAGAGGATTTGATGCCCTTTCACGAACACCACAATGGTTTCAGTTTGCCATGTATGGAGCAATAGCTAGTTCGTTTGGACTCAGGGGAATGGGTAAGGTATTAGGAAGTAAAAAGTGAGTACAGTCAAAGAAGTAGAAGCACTACTTCGCAAGGCAAAAAAAGAAAACAGAGAGTTGAAAAAAGACAACGAAGAAAAAGATTTGCATATAAAGTTTTTGAATGAACGATTAGACAACTGGGCAGACAAAAATGCAAAACTTAGAGAAGAAAAACTAAAAATTACTGTAGATGATGTGGTTGCTTGGCAGAAGTCAAAGGCAGAGTACGCATCATCACAAAATCAATCACTAGCAGAACAATTAGAAAAACAAGAAAAGGTTGAATTAGATAGTAATTTAAAATGAGAAAAGAACATAAAAATCCATCAGGTGGTCTATCTGCAAAAGGTAGAGCATACTTCAAAAAAAAAGAAGGTTTAAATTTAAAACCACCAGTAAAATCAGGTGATAATCCTAGAAGAGCATCTTTTTTAGCTAGAATGGGAAATGCAAAGGGTGCAGAGTATAAAGACGGAAAGCCCACAAGGTTATTATTATCACTAAGAAAGTGGGGAGCATCATCAAAGGCAGACGCTAGAAAAAAAGCAAAAGCCATATCAGAGAGAAACAAAAAAAAGAAAAAGTGAAATCAATTAAAGATGACATTTTATCTTGGTCACAAGATGTAATTGAAAAACCAAATAAACATCTTGGTAACTTTCCAACTTGTCCGTATGCAAATGGTTGTAGGACACAGAACCAATTTACAATAGAAGAAGTACACGATGCCAAACAACTTTTACCGACAGTTGTTGATTGGGCAAGTAAATTAAAAAGAACAAGATACAGAATAGCAATCATAGGTTGTTCTGATTTATCAATTACTGCAACAGAATTAGATGCTAGTATCGAAGCATTGAACTTTGTCTATATGCCAAAAGATGTTTATTTAATGGCATCACACCCAGAGACAGGTGATGACAATGTTGATTTTCTTTACGATCATGGCTTTGATACAGACAACGAGTTTTCTATGGTATTGATACAAAGGTATCAAGATTTAGAAAATGCTTCTCAAAAGCTAAAAAAAGTAGGTTACTACAAGTATTGGGAAGCAGACTACTACAAAGAAACTGTCGAACATCGACAACAATTAAAAAGGAGAATAGATATGCGTGGAATGAAAAAAACTGCAAAAAAAGTAAATGGCAAATTAAATACTGCTATTAAAAAAGTAAAAAAGAAAAAAAAGAAAAAGAAGTAATGCCTAGAAAGCTGTCAAATAAACAGAAGAAGATTGCAAGAGTTGCACCACCACGAGACAAGATAACTGGTGCAGACTTTAAAAAACTTCGTAAAAAGAAAAAGAAAAAATAATGGCAACAAAAAATGTACCTACCAATAAAGCATTGTATGCAAGAGTCAAAGCAGAGGCGAAACGAAAATTTAAAGTGTACCCTTCTGCGTATGCTAACGCATGGCTTGTAAAAACATACAAAAAAAGAGGTGGGGGATATACAACTAAGAAGGCATGAGTAGAGCTAGTGGAGGTCTTACAAAGTGGTTCGCACAGGACTGGGTTGATATAGGATCGAAAAAAAAAGATGGTAGTTACGCCAAGTGTGGTCGTAAGTCTGCCAAAAGTAGTAAGAGGAAATATCCAAAATGTGTTCCAAAAGCAACAGCAAACAGAATGTCGAAAGCACAGAGAATATCGGCTGTACGAAGAAAAAGATCAAAGAAACAAGGGGTGGGTGGCAAACCAACAAATGTCAAGACCTTCGCTTAGTTCTTGTTAAATGGATTGATAGTGGTCTGTGTGATGCTAATTGGATCGAAGCTAGTAGTTACGAAAAAAAACCTATGCCAATCTGCATGACTGTGGGTTGGCTACACAAAAGAACGAAAGATAAAACAATATTATTTTCAAGTTATTCTCTTGATAATGATGAGTATAAAATTGGGAATGAAGGTACTATACAGATAATATACAACAAGTGTATTATAAGCGTTCAGTTGATTTGTTAGTAACAACCTCTGAACATAAATTCAAAACTTCTTTTAGGTCTCCCTCAAAACAATACCATTTACTCCCCATGTAATTGTTTAATGATTTATTATCAGGATATGCTTCACGAACCTCTTTAATTTTTCTGTATATTGTTTTTTCATGGCAGCCAAATATTTTGGCTATATCTTTGTATGTATATATTTTGTCTTGCATTTATAATAGTCTTTCTTGCTTATCTTCTTTTGCTGGTTTCCATACATAATCATAAAGTTTATATTTCTGACCATTAAATTTTGATGTACATTCAGTCATTGAGTCTCTTTTTTCTAGCTGCATAGGGGATAAAATCATAATATCATCTTCATATCTTACCATAATTGATTTATTTTTTTTAATTTGTTCTTCTACTATATAATCTCGTAAAGATACACGACCATTCCAAAGTTTTTTGACCTCATACTTTCTCATACCTTTATACCTTTCTCCTTAGTTG